ATTTAAAGCTGCATTAATGGGAACCGCTGGAGTATCTACAGCAGATGTAGTTCTGCTTCATGATACGGATTATTCTAACACAGCAACAGCATCAATTACGTCTGGAATTGACTCAACTTACGGGGAATATATCTTTAAGTTTTATAATATAAATCCTGCAACTAATGATGTTACTTTTCAATTTCAGGTTAATGCAACTGATGGCGCTGATTATAACGATAGCAATATAACATCGACATATTTCAAAGCTGTCCATACTGAAGATGATACTACAACAGCATCGTTGGCTTATGATACAGGTGCTGATTTAGCAGAAGCAGCTAGTTTTCAATTCTTGGGTTCTGGTATAGGCAACGGTGCTGATGAATCATTAGCGGGAGAATTACATTTATTTAATCCATCATCAACTACATATGTAAAACATTTTTATGGTACGACAAGTTTTTATGGGCAACAAAATGCTGAATATAATAACTATATGGCCGGTTACATCAATGACACCACAGCAATAGATGATATCCAATTTAAAATGTCATCTGGTAACTTCGACGGCACGATCAAAATGTGGGGAGTAAAGTAATTATGGCAATGACGCTGATAACAACTAATTCTCATTCAGGTGATGCAGATGCAACATCTTCTTTTACTTCCAGCATAGATAGCACTTACAAACTTTATATCTTTAAGTTCATAGATATACATCCTCAAACTGATGGTGGGGCTTTACAGTTTCAAACCAATGTTGCTGGTCAAAGTGGTTACAACGAAACAATAACCAGCTCATATTTTCAAACAAATCACCATGAAGATGATGATCCAGCAGAATTGGCTTATGCAACGGGTGGCGATCAAGCCCAAGGAACTGCATTTCAAGAAATTATTGCTTATATTGGAAATGGTGCAGATGAAAGCGGAGCAGGAACTTTATGGTTATTTAATCCATCCAATACAACTTATGTAAAGCATTGGTATTCTGAATGTGAGTCCTATGGTGCTGCCGATCAAGCCATAACCTCGTTTGGTGCGGGTTATTTCAATGTAACTGGTGCAATAGATGAGGTCCAATTCAAAATGTCTACAGGAAATCTTAATGGCACTATAAAAATGTACGGAGTAGGCTAATGGGTATACCAACACTGATTAAAACACTGACTGCTTCTGATTCTGCTTCACTTGCTTTTGTAGATGGGGCTTCTGATGTAACACTTGATAGTACATACGATGAGTATATGTTCGTGTTTACGGACATAGGCCCAGCTACTGATAATGTTAATTTTACATTCCAAGTAAATGCTACGGATGACGCCGGTGGTGGTTACGATACAAGTGTTATTACATCAAGTACATTTCAGGCTTATTTATCTGAAGGACATGCTGAAGCATTGGAATATACAGATATGGATCAAGCACAAGCTGCTGGATTTCAAATAATTGGTAGGGCTGTTGGAAATGGGTCGGATGAAAGTTGTGCTGGGATATTACATGTATTTTCTCCAGCAAGTACGACATATGTAAAGCATTTTTATGCTCGCGTACATAGCTACTACTACGCTGATATGGCTCATACATTGTTTACGGGAGGATATATAAATGACACTACGGCGATTGATGAAATTCAGTTCAAGATGAGTAGCGGGAACTTCGACGGCGTAATTCAGCTTTATGGTATAGCTTAACTTTAGGAGTAATTTAGATGGCAAGACATAAAATAGTAAACGGTGTACGGATTGACTTTACACCGGAAGAAGAAGCAGCAAGAGATGCAGAAGAAGCTGCATGGGCAGCGGGTGCTTTTGATCGGGCAATGGTCGGACTAAGAGAAGACCGTAACCGTAATTTATCTGCTACAGATTGGCACGCCTTACAGGACGTAACCATGTCTGATGCAATGGCAGCGTATCGACAAGACTTGCGTGATCTTCCGGCAGGACTAACCACCGTAGAAGAAGTACAAGCTGTTAGCTGGCCGGTAAAGCCCTAACATGGCTTTAATCCCTATTGACCAAGTAGGGCAGATTGGGATTGTCAAGGATATAAATGCCTGGCAATTGCCCAATAACGTCTGGACGGATGGCAATAATATAAGGGCGGAGCATGGGGCTATACAGAAAACCCCCGGCTATAAAGAGGTTATGGCTTCCTGTCCTGTCGCACCTTATTATATTACTAATCTAGTAGCAGGGTCTGCGTCTTACTGGATAGTTGGTGGGCTGACTAAGATTTATGTTCATAACGGCTCGTCGTGGACTGATATAACCAGATCATCCGGTGATTACAGTGCTACAGCCAGGGCGGGCTGGGTATCCACCGTATTAGGTGGTGTTCTTATCATGACTAATGGTGTTGATGACCCACAATTCTGGGCATTGAGTTCCGGCGTACCTGCTGTAGGTACTAGGATGGCAGACTTAAGTAACTGGCCTGCCTCTACTGAATGTAAATCTATGAAAGCGTTTCGCTCTTTCCTGATCTCCCTTAACGTAACAAAGTCCGGTACCAAGTATTCAAATTTAGTAAAATGGTCACATGAAGCAGCCACTCAGGCACTCCCATCCTCATGGGATGAAACCAGTGCGACACTCGATGCTGGGGAGTATGAATTAGCTGATTCAAAGGGAGCCATACTAGATGGTCTTCCCTTGACAGACAAGTTTATGATCTATAAAGAAGATTCCGTCTACCAGATGTCCTATGTTGGTACTCCTTTTATTTTTGCTTTTCGTCAATTATCCCCGACGATTGGCGCACTGTCTACAAACTGTGTAGCGGAATTTGGAGACAGGCATTTCATTTTCGGCAATGGCGACATCTATATTAACGATGGGATGAAGATTGAATCTATTCTCCCCCATAAGATGAGGGATTACTTGTTTGGAAATATGAATGGCGATGAGCATGAAAAGTCATTTGTGGTTGCAGATTATGGAAATACAGAGATGTGGGCTTGCTACGTATCGTCTGGTAATTTAACAAACGTACAGTGCGACAAAGCGTTAGTCTGGAACTGGGCGAATCAAACATTTACAGAGCGGGATCTTCCAGAAACATCAATGATTGGATATGGTATTGAAGGCGATCCTTTGTCTTCTGCATCATGGTCTGCTGATACAAGTACATGGGCAAATAACTCACTGAACTGGAATACAGCGGGTGCATCAGCCTTTTCCAATACGGCTGGTAAATCTCTGGTGATGGCATCTGCAACTGATACTAAAATGTATCGGCATGAAACTGGAAATACGAAGGATGGGACCAACATGACGTCCTATATTGAAAGAACTGGGATAACTGTGGATGAGTCAGGACAATCTAATCCGTCAACAGTGAAGAGTGTTACGGCTATTTGGCCCAAGATGACTTTATCAACAGCGGGTACTGATGTTAATGTATATGTTGGCGCGCAGATGTCAACAGAGTCAGCTATTTCTTGGGAAGGCCCATATACTTTTAACCCGGACGATCAATCAAAAGTACCTGTCAGGGTTACAGGGAAATATATCGGTGTAAAATTTGAATCCACTGGAGATCAAACATGGAGATTGGACGGCTATTCTCTTGACGTTAAGAACGCAGGGAATAGAGGCTCCAAGATGAACTAATGGCTACTCATCCAGATAGAGTAGAAAGGTCTGTAACCCATTATGAACCCGGACCATTACCGGCAGATACTGAAAGTTTAGGGTTATACATTATCACGGAACTTAAAAGACTTGGGGATATCCTATTAAATCAAGCAACCTTCAGACTAGAGGTAACGCATGAAGAACCGTCAAGACCCAGAGCGGGAGACATCCGATTCGCAGACGGAAGTGACTGGAACCCAGGATCGGGCCAAGGAATCTACTTCGCCAATACTGCCGATCCCCCAGTCTGGACGAAGCTGTAAAGTATTTTTACTGGAAGCTGAGGATATACATTTAGTATGGGATGATGTTGTACCGCTTATAGAGAAAGCATTACAACATGCGGAAGGCGAACTTGTACCAGGTGATATAAAGAAACATCTGGATAAGGGCGACCTCAGGTTATGGGTAGCACTAGAAGGTAAAGAAACTATAGCTGCTATGGTAACTGAGTTAATACAGTATCCGAGAAAGAAGATAGTCAGAGTTATCACACTTGCGGGAAAGAACATGGATATGTGGTATGACTTTCTTCCCATGATAGAAGGATACGCGATAAGGAATGGCTGCTCATCCCTTGAGGCTTGGTCAAGAAAAGGCATGGCAAGGAAGCTAAAGGACTGGAAACACTCTTATGATATCATTACGAAAGACTTGAAACAGAGGATGCAATGATGGCAACGAATGGACTATTAAGTGGAGGTGGACCTCTATTTGGAACCGCAGCAAGTGGTGCTGGGATACTAGGTTATACTCCTGCTACTCCATCTAAGACAGTAAAGAGAGGTGCTGTTGATGTACCTATGGAACTGGCGATGCACGAAGGTGCGAACAAGTATGAGAATTATGTGAGAGCGTGGCCTGATTTACTTGACCATTACCTAAATCGGATTCCTGAAGATACAAGATCAATGGCTGATTGGGGGCAGGAACATTGGCTAACCTCAGGCTCGAAAGATACTGATGCGTCAATGGAAACATGGAGAGGGAGAGGTATGTGGGGAGACACGCCACTACCGAGAACTCATTTAGGCCCAGGACGATTCCAGGCATCAAGGCATTTGCCAGCGATGTCCGGAGCGTACGATCCAAGAGCAAATATAACGGCTACCACTAGTCGCGTTACTTCTGGTATACCCATGCCTGATGTGGAAGGATATAAGTATGCTTATCGTCCGTATGAGTGGAGTAGAGAAAATCAAGCATATGAAGAACTAGCTTACAATGAGTTTGATATAAACAAGTATCCGTACTATCCCTACTTACCAACTGGTGGTAGAGCAGGTGATGCAGATCGTATTTTAGCTGGTGTTAGACTGGTTCCAGTGTAGGAGAATATTATGTCAGGTGGATCAAAAGTACAAACAACAAGAACAGAACCCTGGGAACAACAGAAGCCCTATTTAGAAAGAGGCTTTGAGTTTACAGAAGATCTATATCGTGGTGGGCAGTTAAATCCTGCTTACTATGGAGGACAAACAGTTGCTGGGTTTACACCAGCACAGACTGCTGCACAGGAGGCTTCGCTAAGGTATGCTACTGATCCACAGACTGAAGCATTCATGGGTGCTGCTCAGGGTGGACTAGGAAGCCTCATGGCAGGTGATGTGAATACTGACGTATTCGGACCACTAGCTGATGCGTATAGAACTGAAGCTATGGGTCAATTGACTGGGGAAGTTCTTCCCGGTATACGAGAAGAGATTGTCAGAACGCAACCCGGTGGTGGCACAAGAGGTGACCTAGTACAGGGTACCGCAGTTGGTGCTACCGGACAGAGGATAGCCGATAACCTAGCTAAAGCACAATTTGATGCTTATCAACAGGCGCAAAATCGACGTATGGGTGCATTTAGTCAGTATCCATCTATCCTTGGCGCACCGTTAGCAATGACTGGAGCAGTAGGACAGGTTGGTGCACAGCAGCAGGCGATGGACCAACAAATGCTAGATGCTGATCGAGCCAAATATGCCTATGATGCTCAGAGAGCGCAGCTTGGATTACAGAACTACATGGCTGGTATATCCGGTGAGTATGGTGGAACGAGTACAGCAACAGGACCGGGTGGACCTAACCCGATGCTTACCGCATTAGCAGGTGGGCTGGGTATGGCAGCAGGTGGTCCGCTTATGGGTGCTTTAGGACTCTAGGGGAATAGATTATGTATGGTGATATTACATTTGGTGGTGCATCAGCACTATGGAACTTGATGAAAGAACGGGACTTGCTGACCTTTAAGCCACTTGAAGCTAAACGGGCAAGAGAAGCATCGCAAG